GTATTATTGGAAAATTGATTTCCTATGATATTACCTCTTGTAGTTCCTCCACCGAACCCAAAATCATTTGCAATTGTGTTTGATTGGAAATTACTACCAATTTGGTTATAGGAAAAGTTTGTATCAATATTATTACTTTGACAAGCATCTCCTATAACATTACTTAAAGTTGCACCTGAAAAATAATTATTAGTCATATCACTACCCACTTGGTTATTTTGAAAAGTATAACCACCTATACTGTTTGGGTCTCCAAAAGTATTTCCAAATGAATTATTACCAAAAACATTACCGGTGATGACACTATAAAAAATGTTACTATTAAATAAACTACCTATTTTATTAGTATTAAAACTTGCTCTTATAGTATTACCATAAAATGACGGTCCAATCTCATTTTCGTCAAAAGTATTTCTAAGGATGTTATTATTAAAATTATTACCAATTACGTTACGAGAAAAACCATAATCAATTAGGTTTGAATTAAAATCAGCACCGATTATATTGTAAATAAAATCATCATCATACATTGTTAAAAAGTTGTATCGGAATCCCCAACCTATTTGATTAAAATCAAAATCAAACCCGTCGTTATCTCCAAGCATATTATAGTCAAAATTACCAACAACAGTATTCCCTTGCATATCACACTCTATAAAATTATAGGTAAAATCAGGACCAATAGTATTTCTATCAAAATTATTTGTTATGATATTAAATTGGAAAAATGGTCCACAGGTAGTACTAGTCATAAAATTATCAAACGTGTTACCGACAACATTACCTCCAAATGTCATATCTTCATAGTCACCATTTAAAAACACGTTATTGGACAAAATGAAATCATTATAATTTTGATTATCTCCCAAATATGTGTTGGAGTTTTGGTTACTATTAAATGTGTAATATTCTGAGAATCCTGTATATGATGGTGTAGGTACGTTACATTTGAATGGTGACCTTATACCCCCTCCAGTGCCTCGTGAATAAAATTTGTTACTTTCGGTGTAGAAGGTTGTTCCTGTTACTGTCATATTTGTTGCATCCGTAATGGTTAAAATTTCATAATATGCAAAACCACCAATAAGGTTACTATAGTTAGGACTGAATATACCCAAAATATTTCCAACACTAAAATCATTATCAAATGTTGTACCGACCCCAACAACATTACCTGAACCATCTATTGATACAGTACCGGTATGATAGTTTTCAGATAAAAATGCCTGATATCTAATAAACTGAACAGATCTAAAATCATAATCGGCTCTGTTATTAAACCTATCAATTCTTTCTGTTATTCTACCTTTTGCGGGTGAATTTGTTACTTCAGTTGTACTCCATGTAAAATCATAAGTAATTTTATCGTTAGTATATATCGTAGAATATACCGTTGGTGAAAACCCTGTTGTTGATATTGCCAATAACAAGATTGGTTCGGTACTACCTGTTTTATAGTTACCTGTTGTTATTGCAACACCCTCATTTGTATAATTTGGTTGATCATAACAAGTTTGGAAATCTGTCATTAGGTAAAACTGTCCGGGAACTAACCCACCAGTACTTGATGCGATAGTTAAACCTGAATAAGTTGTCTCAGTATAGTTAATACCTGAAAATGCGATGTGATAAGTCGTCCCCGACTCTTCCACCGGAATTAAAAGATTATTTGTTGTATAATTTAATGAGGTTAATTCACCGATTGTTTTTCCTGTTAGTGCCATAGTTTTTTTATTCTATAAATAGTTTTAATTTTTTATCTTGGGTCAACGAATTTAAGGTATTCGTTATTTCCTGTCTCAATATATTCATCGGTTCCAGATATAATTGGGTTAATAAGAAACTCAACCTGTGTGGATGGTGTTGGAGTTAAGGTATTAGTTGGTGTAACTGTTAGTGTTGGGGTTACAGTTTTTGTTATTGTAGGCGTTACCGTTGGAGTGGGTGTTTTCGTAGATGTAGGCGTAACGGTGATTGTTGGTGTGATACTTGGAGTTGGGGTGTTTGTTGGTGTTGGATCAATTGTGGTTGTTGTAGTTGTGGTTGGGGATTCTCTATGTTCATTTGGTAATGAACCTTTTTTTCCCGAAAATCCGACCTCAAAAACTTTAGATGTAAGTATAGGTTGACCCTCAACGATCAATCTTGACCCAGCTATTATACTTCCCGACCTTTTTCTTAAACTTAAACCCATTATATTTTAATCATAAATATTATCTCCCACCAAATAACCATCCGTATTTTGCATAATCACCTCTACTTGGTGCACTACTATCTCTTCTTGAATCATAACTAAGATTTGGCATAACAGGATTAAAACTAATTATATCTTTTACAGATTCGTTACTTGTAACCGTCCAAGATTCAATCATTGATTTAGTGTGTTCCGTAACCTTCTCCAAACTTGAAAAAGATGATTCCCCCACGTATAATGCCATAGCAATAGACATGATTAAATCATCGTGATGACCTTTTTGGTGATCTGGTCTACCGTTTATATAAACGAACGTATTCATCTCGTTATATAACCTCGAACTATACATTCTAAATCCGTGTCTCATTCCTTCCTCAAATGCCGCAATGATCTGAACACGTTTAGCATTAAAGTTAATACCCGGTATTTTATCTACCGTTCTTGATGCCGATCTCCATATGTTATTTTGATCAACACCGTCAATATAAAGATTCTTATAGTCAAATTCTTGTAATTTACGTACGGTTGTAATACCCATACCACCGGTGATATCCACCACCACAAACGCTGAATACATATTTGCCCATTTAAAAGCAACCTCAGCCAATGTATCGGGTGGAATTTTTCCAATATATTCCATTACTTGTTCTCTCGTATCAAAATCAATAACTTGAATTGTACTAAAGTCCTCACTATCCCCACGAGAAACGTCAATCCCCATAATGTATTTGTGACCCACTTCAGGTTCTTTCCAAATCCATAGAGAATTACCCATCATTTTATTTTGAGGTTCTTTTAACATATTTTCACGAATTCTCTGTAACATATTAGAATCAAAGACATTATCCCCCGATCCTAAGAAGTTACATTCCAACTCCTGTGATACTTTTCTCTTATCGTATTTAAGTTTTTTTACCATCCCTTCAAACCAAATAGAACAAGGTTTGTATCCCGTATCCATAATTGCTTTTAGGTCATCATAATTTCTTTCTGCGAACGGGATATTTTCCCAACTAATAATATCGTCATCGGTATATTCTTCTTTATTTAACAAATAGTGAATAATATCCTGTGTCTTAACTAAGTATAAATCTTTGGTATATCTTGGATCTCTAAACCAATACATTTCAGAAATTTTGAAGTCATTCATATTTCTTAATGCCTGATCGTATATCTCATAATAAATTGGATCATAACCATTCGGTGTTGAGACCACAATTACCTTACCCCCTGTGGATAAGGATGCCATACAAGCCGCCCAAAAATCACTGTCAGCTTCAATAAACGCCGCCTCGTCAAATACAAGTATCGTGGGAGTAAATCCACGTAAGGCATCTTTTGATGTTGCCACCGCTTTAACCTCAGATCCATTATTTAATTTGTAATGTTTTTGTGAGTTTTTTTCGGGTGAAAAATCAACACCAACCCATTTTGGCCATTGACCAATAAATGCCCTAACTTTATTTGCCATCTCTAAAGATGTATCAAGTTTGTTGGCAATAATAAGAATTTTTTCAGGTTTGTTTTTCTTCGCAAATGCCAATCGTTTTGATGCCCAAGCCGCGGTAACCGTAGATACACCCGCCTGACGATATTTTAACGCAATGTTCTCATTAAAATTTTCGTAATCCTGTAAAAGCGATATTTGATCGGGAAATAACTCTAACGGCACATATTGTGAAACCGTGTTATCATATGTCTGTAAGTAAGTTTTTAATGCGTAAGTTGTGTCCTTCATACACTTCACATACTCAAGCATTACTTGTTCTTTAGATAAACCCATAAAAGTATTTATCTATAAATATCAAAACCCCCAGTTATTTTCATAAAAGGGGGTTTTTAGTTATTTTAATTGTTTTTAGAGTCCTAATTGTGAAAGGATATCATCATCTTCTTCTTCCTCGTCATCACCATTATTGTATCTATCGTATTCTCTTTTTGCTTTTTGTAAAATTTCTTCAAATTTACGTCTTGCTTTATCATTATCGGCATTATCGTCAGAAACAACATTTGCCATAATATCTCTTAAAAATTCTTCCGCAGGAATACCATAAAGGATTTTTGAAAAATAAGGTTTGTATTTTCTACCTTCTTCGTCAACTGTAATTTCATCAGGTAATAGAGTTCTTAATTTTCTTACCAACTCACCCCCAACTCTAAATTGCATAGGTTCATTTGAGAAAACATCGGTTTGACCCATAACATCTTGAGCCATTGACGGATCCATATCCCTCCACTGCTCTCTTGATGGGATCATTTCAAATGTTTTACCTAATTCATGCAATAAAATTGGAAATATTAAACCGTTTCCGTAGAAAGTTTCAACACCATCATCTTCTTGATTTTCTTCACTTCCACCTTCTTCGTCATCTTCTTCTTCGGCTTGACCTGATGATCCCGCAGCATTTCCACCTAACATTTCAATAAGTTGTTCATCGGTAAAATACATTAAATCATTTGCCGACATTATTTTATTGTAGATAGAATACAATCTTGGGTCAATTTCATCTAATCTATCTTTATATGCTTGGTATGCAAATTGTATTCTTTTACCCGTACCTTGGATTATCGCATTAATAACATTACGTTTCTCAATTTCAAGTTGTCTAATCTCATCCGGAGTTAACTCATCAACATCAAATGAAAAATTTGGAGGTAACTCTAATTTCCTCTTTTCTTTTTTTTCCATTTGGAATTTTGATGGATCCACTCTTTGTTCTCCTAAAAATGTAAGAAGGTTAAAAAAGTCATATTCATATATTGCCCCACCTTCTTCACTTACTCTTTTAGTTATCAAACCTTGTTCTAATGCCTCTTCCATTGTAATATTGGGTGACATCCATCCAGATTCTTTAGAAGCAATTTCTACCGCTAAATTTCTTAATGATTCCCTGTGTGATGGTTCAATCATCATTGCTTGTCTAACAGAATTCATTTGTTCCATTTGAATAGCTCTTTTAACTGATGGGTCAGTCACATTTTCTTCGGTACCGTAATATCTTTTTACATAATCAACGATTTCTTTAAAACGTTTTCCCGCAATTCTCTCAACATCACTTGCACCTTTTCTAAATGCTCTATTTTTTGCATATATCCCTTCAGGATCCTCAATTTTTGATTGAGATCTTGGGTCCATTCTTTCGGGATAATCACCATAATCAACCGGTGCTTCCTTAACAATTTTTCTAATTAAATCTTCTAAATCTTTATTTCCCATCGTTATTATAATGCTTGGTTAATCAATCCAATGAAATCTTTTTTCATATCTTCCTTACTTTTTTTTTGACCTCTTGGGTCTTCCTTAACACCGGGATTAGGATTTTTAAAAGGGTTACCTCTTCTTTTAGGTGTCGTACCTGGTTTTGTAGGTGCATCTTTTTCTTTAGTTCTTTCTTTTTCTTTTGTTTCGTTTTCTTCCATTGTTCCCATAACTGGCATCATTTGAGTTGGTTTTTTCATTTTTTTACTTTCAATTCCTGATTCATGGGCAAACATACTCATTTTTTTTGGATTTTTCAAAATCATTGAGTTATTTTTTTCCATTTTTTCTGAAATTGTTTTTAAAATGTCACCTTTGGTCATCCTTGGTTGAATTCTATTTTCAATCATTTCAACAATTCTATCCTCTAAAAATTTTTCATACTCTTCATCCATTTTTTCAGGATGTTTTTTCTCAGGCATTGTTTTGTATTGTTTTTTTGATGTTGAGTCCGAAAATTCTCTCGCTAATTCACACCATTTTTTCTTTTTAACACCTTTACTTGTATTACATTTTGCCCAAAAGAATCCTTGTTGAGCCTTTGATTCAAATTTTTCCCTAATAACACCTTCCGTTGTTGGCATTCCATCTGCGGTTGCATCAGGATCATTAACCACATCTAACGTCTCTTCTTCACCTAATTCTTTTAATGGGGTTACAACTGTTTTACCACCAGTAGTATCAATCTCAAGATTGTTAACCATTGTTTTAGAATTTGGTTTAACAATGTATTTTGTGCTTGATGTTGTAACTGGAGTTGTGTTTTGAGGTACGGTTGACTGTTCTTTGGTTTCCTCTTTTTTACCGTCTTTTAAACTTTTTTCAATTTGTTTGTATAAGTCGTCGGCTTTTTTATTTGCTTCAGTTCGGTTTGCGTGTTTTGCGTAATTTTTCATTTGATTCGCCAATTTTTCATCCGACCAGTCATCAATATTTTTTTCAATATCCTTAATTTTTGAATAAGTTTTAATAAAGTTTTTTACTTTATCTTTTAATTCGGAGTTTTTTATTACGGTAATTTTTTTATCTCTACCAAATCTTTCCACCAATGACTTTATTTGTGCACCATTTAAATTAGCAACAAAAGCGGATGATAGTCCGCTTTCTAATAACATTTGTATGTCTTTCTTAGTTCTCATATACTACTTTTTTTTCAAACTCAAGAACAATGTCTCGTTCATATAATTTATCTTTTACTTCCTGCTCAGTTTCACCGAATCTAAAAACAAGTCGTTTTGTAACAGAAAAATCAATTTCATCATTTTCTTTTTCCCAACCTAAAGATAGAACACCATCCATTGAATCTAACATTGAGAACACATCCGAATCTTGAACTAAATCTAAACTTATTTCGCCATTCGTTAATATTCCAACTTTTTTGATGTATTCAACATCGGGTGGTGTTGGATATCCATTTGCTGGTTTTGATTCCCAATTATCTCCCCAAACTTCTAATGTGTCTGAGAAAATAAATTCATAAATGTTGTCTCCCTTATAGTTGGGACCCATTCCATTTATGTATATTAATTTATTCACAAAATTTGTCCGTTTGGTGTTATTTTAGTTTCGGTAATTCCATCTTTAAAAATTAAATTCTTTTTGTTGGTAATACCCACTAAAGATGTGTTGGGATTATTTTCCATAAATTTTAACGCCATTCTTTCTTGTTTGATTGTTTCAGATAATCTTTTAACTTCTGATTTATCAAATTCGACCATTTCTTTTAACGTTTTTTTACGGTTTTCTTTTCTAATCTCATCTTCTTCATTAATGTTAAAATACTTTGAGATGATCTTATCAATTTTTGACTCACCAAAAGTACCGTGACTTAAATGTGGGTATGATCTTTGTTTTAATTTAGATCCGTGTCTTGGATATTCTTCTTCAAAATCAAAGTCATCGTCACCCATTAAATCATATCCCATGTTTAATTCTTTTTTCATATTTGAAGCGAAAGCCGATGGGATTTTTTCATTAAGAGCATCTTCTAAACTCATAACTTCTTTCATTTCACCATCTTCACCAGGTAATGATAATTCTTCACCACCCATTTCAGATTCGTCACCCATTTGTGGTTCTTCGTCACCCATTGGTGGTTCTTCACCCATAACTTGATCTTCTTCAGACCCTTCTAGACGATTCATAATTTCTTCAATGTCATCATCACTTAATGTTGTCAAATCTAAAGCCGATAAAATTGAATTAATAACGTATTTAACGTCATCACCAATCATATCTTCTTCTTCACTATTATTAAAATTTCTGATTTTTTGTGCCAATTTACCTGTTAATTTTTGAATTACTTTCATAGTTACAGGTTCGTCATCGTCCTCCTCATCTTCAGATCCCATTTCATCAAAATTAGGTTCTTCTTCTTCAGGTGCCGGTTCAGGTAATGCTTCAGGTGCGGGAGCCGGTGCAGGTGCGGGAGCCGGTGCAGGTGACGGTGCAGGTGCCGGAGCGGGAGCCGCAGTTGCTTGTTCATCAAGTTCAATATCATCCGTCATTTCCTCATTCGTAGGTTTTCTTTTAAGGATGTATTTTTTACTCTCATTAAATAATGAAGTACCTTCAACATTTTCGTGTAATGAATTTAATTCTTTTGCCATTAAATTCATTCTTTTAAATGCTTGAGAATAAGATGAAAAATATTGTCTATTTTTCATAGGCGCAATATAATCACTTTCAGATTCATTAATAGTTTTCTTTATAATGTAACCCGCCTTTTCTTTGACAATTTGATATCTATTACCATCCGCTAAATCAATAGAATATTCAGTTGATTTAGATTCATTAACAGGATTTGGTGTATTTTCGTTGTAACGAGAAATTTCAATAATTCTTCTAATTTTATCCATTCCCTGTAGTTTTTCACTACCAATTGGTCTTAAGTTTCCCATTTTTTTGTTTTTTTAAAAATATTATTTTTATTATAAATATATTAATACTTATGTTTATTTGTTGTTTTATTAAATTATTGCTTCATTGTGAGGTTTTTATCTAATATTTCTGTAGATAAGTTGTGTAATTTTTCAATATAACCATTACGTCTTAAAATCTTAAACACCAAATTTTCAGTTGAGTATTCCCCGTCTTTCTCCAAACCACAGGTTCTATACTTTTTAAGTTTTTTCTTATATTTATCAACCAACTCTTTTGCGGTGTCCATATCCTCATCTTCGATATTTTCAATAACACCATCAATTATATTCATCCACTGTTTGGATTTTTCTTTTAATAAATCTTTATCAACAACGAAATCTTCTTTTTCAGGTTCATTTGACCATTCATCAAAAAGGACCGAATATACTCCACTACTGAAGTGAGTTTCAACTTCATTTTGAACATATAATTCAACCTCATAACCAAATATAGTAATGTCGTGATTTTTATTAAAAATTATTTTTTTTAGATTAAACAATTTCTCATATAACTCCATTTGGTTTTCAGGATACTGTGAGAAATTCGCCACAATGTGTAAATCAAAATCAGAATATTTTGACCAATTATAGTTGGATAATGATCCCGTTAATATAATGTCGGTTACGACAATATCAATATCTAAAAAATCTATGAACTCATATGCAATCTCTAATAACCTTTCTCTAACTTCAGGTTTCATGGTTACATCACCATCATTTAAATCCCATACTTTAGGATTTAATTCTTTTTTTGGTTCAAAACTTTTTATTATCTCGTTATTATCCATTACCTATAAATATAATGGTTTTTAAATTACGACAATTTTCTGTATTTAAACGTTTTTGATATTTCTTTTGTGAAAAAACTACCTTGTGATTTTGCAGATCTAAACTGTGTGTATATAAGGTGAGGTACCTCATCATATTCGTACTTCAACCCATGTTTAAATTCCACAAGCATTTTTTTAGTTTCAGTATCGTATTCCGTTCTAACGATATTACTTGATTCAATCTCATTCAAGATTTTTGTTCCTTTGATTTCTTCTTTAATAATTGCCATAATCTTTTCTTTTAAATATATTTTCAAAAAAATAAAAATACAGGTTATATACTTTATTCAAAAAAATTACTACCTTTACAAAAAAATATAAATTATGATTGAATTTCAAGACGAAAACGAAAAAGGAAAAAAGAAACCAGAAAGTAGTGGGGGAACTCCAGTTTTGGATAACTTTAGTAAGGATTTGATAAAAATGGCTGAGGAGGGAAAATTAGATCCTGTAATTGGTCGTGAGAAAGAAATCCTTAGAATTGCTCAAGTTCTATCAAGACGTAAGAAAAACAACCCTATTATTATTGGTGAACCAGGAGCTGGTAAAACAGCCATTGTTGAAGGGTTAGCAATGATGATTTATAACGGAGAATGTCCCAAAAATTTGGTTGATAAACGAATTGTATCTTTGGATATTAATTCAATTGTTGCGGGAACCAAATATCGCGGACAATTTGAAGAACGAATGAAAGTCATTATTGAGGAATTACAGGCAAATCCAAATATTGTCATCTTTATTGATGAAATTCATACAATGGTCGGAGCCGGTAATAGTTCAGGATCTTTAGATGCTTCAAACATCTTCAAACCGGCATTATCTCGTGGTGAGATCCAATGTATTGGAGCAACAACATTAGATGAATACCGAAGACATTTTGAAAAAGATGGGGCATTGGAACGACGTTTCCAAAAAGTAGTAGTTGATCCTTCAAGTAAGGAAGAAACTTTTGAAATCCTTAAACAAAGTAAATCCAAATATGAAGAACATCACAAAGTTAACTATACCGATGAATCTCTTTGGGTTTGTGTGGAGTTGGCGGATCGTTATATTACCGATCGTGAGTTTCCTGACAAAGCGTTTGATATTTTAGATGAGGTCGGAGCAAGAATGCAAATTGACATCAAATTACCTGAAGTAATTGAACAACTTAAATCTGAGGCTCAAGAAATCAAGAAAGAAAAACTTGAGGTCATTAAAAAACAAAACTACGAGCAAGCAGCTGAGTTACGTGATAAAGAACGTACCGTATTATCAAACCTTGAATTGGAAAAGAAAAAATTTGAGGACCACCTTAGAGTTAGTAAACGTGCTATTCCTGAGGAATTGATTTACGAGGTTGTTTCTAACATGACTAAAATTCCCGTATCTAAATTAAATTTAGATGAAAAGAATACTTTGGTTAATTTGGAGTCATCTTTATCTTCTACGGTAATTGGTCAGGAAGAAGCTGTTGCGAAAATCTCAAAATCTATCCGTAGAAATCGTGTAGGTATTAAGGACCCAAATCGTCCAATCGGATCATTTATCTTCTTGGGATCAACAGGTGTTGGTAAAACATTCTTGGCAAAACAATTGGCAAAAGAAATCTTTGGTAGTGAAGAAAACTTAATCCGTGTGGATATGTCTGAATATCAAGAGAAACACACAATCTCTCGTTTGATTGGGTCACCTCCAGGATACGTTGGTCACGAAGAAGGTGGGCAACTTACTGAACAAGTAAAAAACAAACCATATTCTGTTATCTTGTTTGATGAGATTGAAAAAGCAAACAAAGATATTTTCTCAACATTATTACAGATGTTGGATGATGGACACTTAACTGACGGATTGGGTAGAAAGATTAACTTCAAAAATTGTTTGATTATTATGACATCTAATATTGGGGTTAAAAAACTACAGGACTTCGGAGCTGGTGTTGGATTCAAAAGTAACAGTGAGATTGTTAAGGAAGAACACAAACGAGATATCCTTAAAAAAGAATTGGGTAAATTCTTCGCACCTGAATTCCTTAACCGTATTGATGATGTAATTATCTTTAACTCTTTGAAAAAAGAAAATATTGATAAGATTGTTAAATTGGAGGTTGACCGTTTAATGAAACGATTAACTAAAATGAAATACAACTTCACATATGAACCAACGGTTATTGATTTAATCTCCAAAGTTGGATTTGATGAAACATTCGGGGCTCGTCCATTGAAAAGAGCAATCCAAGACAAAATTGAAGACCTTATCTCAGAGAAAATACTTCTTAATGAAGTTGTTGAAACTATTAATTACACCTTATTAGTGAAGGAGAACGATGAGATTGTAATTGAAGTACTTACAGGTGAAGAACCAAAGAAACGAGGTAGAAAGAAGAAAGAGGATCAACCCTCAGTTTAACATTAAAAGGAAGAGAAATCTTCCTTTTTTTGTGCCCATAAATCAGGTCATAAAAAAAGGGGGTCAATGACCCCCAAATTAAAAATAGAAAATGAAAACAACAATTAATGTTTAGTATAACCAAGACCCTCAATCATTAGTTTACCGACCTTAATACCATTATACGTATCCTCAACCACAACGTATTCATTAGGTGTGTGATAACGATAATACCCTATTGATATATTAAAACACTGAATATTAAATAATTGATTTACCATATAAATGTCCGTAAATGGATGTTTATGGTATTTTGTGTCCGCCGGAAAATGTTCTGTAATAAGGTCACCACCTACTTTAAAGAACTCACTTTCACGATCAAACATCTTTCTATTCATAAGGAACTCAGAGATCATATTGTTCTCAGGGGCATCAAACTGAATACCATAACCTACATTTTTAAAGAACTCAGGATCCGCCTTTCTTGATCCGTGACAACCAGTTTCTTCAGATACGAAAAATGCTGCCTTAAGGTTTGGTAATTCTTTTAATAATTCCAAACAACCGTATACACCACATTTGTCATCACCACCAATACCTGTTGGGTTTCCTTCGTTATTATACGCTTTAAGTGATAATTTGATCTCTCCCTGAGCATTAGGTAACATTTCCTCAACAACGTTAATTGTGTCGATTGTATGAACCGTATCGGTGTGAGAGATCACACACGGGAAGTATTCAATATTTTCATCGGTTTGTTTTGTTGCGTAGATGTTATACATCTCATCAACATAAAACGGAATATTGTTCTCAGTTAACCAATCGGCAATAAATTGGATCATCAAATCCTCTTTATATGTCTTTGTTGGTACGGACAATACTTGTTTTAATAATTCATAGTTTCTTTCCATAGCACAAATGTACGGAAATTATTTCAATATACCAACTATTCTTTTGATTTGTTCAAATAATTCGTATTGGGTTTCAATTCTTTTCAGATCTTCAAAATCAACGGATCTTTTTTGTTCCCTTTCGTCACTTGTATTATTTCTAAAAGTAATAATGATCTTATTTGTTGCAGGATCTACTTTATCTATTTTGAAATACGTGTTCTCATCCGTTTTAACCGGTATCCATTTTTCAAAACCATACTCTTGATCTACGGTACTAACAATTTCTTTGTATTCCTCATAATTAATAAATCTCTCGTCATCGGATAATTTTTCTTCAAGTTTTTCAATCTGATCAGATACATATTGTTGGTACTTTTCATCGTCCCAATCTTTACAAGATGTATCGTACCGTAACTCAGACCAATTACCTCTTTCAATTTTATCAAATTTCCAAATCAAATTTTGTAATAATCCTTCAATTTTCAAATCCTCAACTTTTAATTGCTTATACCAATTTAATAATACCCCAACAGTTGCAGTGTATTTATAATTCCTACTTTTTTCTTTCATTCCAAATTTTATAAATGGGTTTTGGAATTCAGAATTTATGATACTTCTTATTTCGTTATACACACAATCTTCATATTCTTGAACATATTCATCAATTACACTACTAACAAAATTTTCATCAATTTTATCGTTTAGTAAGGTGTGTATTGTACGATTATCATCCGGTGATGTTGTTGGGTAATAAGATCTAACAATGTTTATAATTCGTTGTTTATTTTCTTCATTAAAATACCACCCCATAAAGTCACCATCCTTCCAAGAATCATAATACCCATCATATTCATAATTAATCCCACCATAGTCACTCATATAGTATCTCCACTCATATATATCATCGGATTCAATATCAAAAATATTTAAAAATGTGGACTCATCATCAATAACAATTTCAACTACAGATTGTCCCGGATTGGTCCTGTTGAAATCAACATTATAGATTAGATCATCCCCACCATTTTCATTCCATCTCGGTTCATAACCATTATATATACTTTTTAAAAATTCAAATGTTTCCCCATATCTAATTAATGGACCCAAAAGTTTTACAGAATTTGGAAATCTTGATTTTAAATCGTCGGTGTTTTTAAGTGAATTTCTATCGTAACCATATCTGATAACACTTGGATCATTATTATCACGATTGTGGATTGAGAACTCCTGAATATCAGGATCAGAACTAATTAGAAAATATAAATCACCATCGGAAAAATTATTATCCCAATTTTGACTATATAAATCACCACCAAAATAATGTGCGGCGTCTTTAGTTAATATCTTAACTATCTTTAATTTATCGTCTTCACTAACTATTTCTACCTCTCCTGATTCGTATGGATTATATTTTCCGTAATTCATATAAAATAAATATCCTAAATGCTTGGAATATTGTTTTTTTGTATTATCTTTGTATTTATAAATTAGTTCTTTAACATATGGGGGTAACTTGGAATTGACTGACATAGTTGGTTATTCGGGGCACGCAGTGAGATATATCCTATCACTTAAATCTACGGATGTGAATAGTAAACGGAAACGTCTTAGACAAAATGGCGGCTATCGGTCTTATCCGTGAAGACGCTGCGGTTGTAGCCTAACAGTTAGGAAACACCATACGGGTCGGTGGACATATAACCCAGGAACAGAAGTCTTTACAAAGGTGTGGTACCTACCCAAAAAGGTACGAGTGGAGGATTAGTTCTCAGTAAAACGAACCACTTTAAAAATAAGGGAATTGTGAAATTTCGGATTGTTAGAATAAACAATGTCCTAAGCGTGTAGTCCTTAGTAGTCAAGATGGGCAACACGAGGGTTCGACTCCCTCTACCTCCAGATTATTAATTTTAACTCACCTCCACGTGGTAATAATCGGAAACAGGTAATGCTGGCTAAGTAGTTAAAAAATTGTGGAGATATTGTGTTTTTTCTGTATAATATAATATTTATTTATATGGAAAAAACCACTAAATATCATAGACCTCAGGAAGAAATAATATGTGATCGTTGCGGTATTATCTTTAAGAAAGACTGCAGTGAGATAAGAAGAAATAACAAACTAGGTAAAAATCATTACTGTTCTTTATCTTGTGTTAGAATCGGTCAAGTTACCAACCCATTAGGGAATCCTAAAAATTTAAAATCTAATAATCGTACAGATAAGTATACGGGATTAAGAGAACATTATCGTAGACTTAAAATAAGAAACAAAGAAGTTAATCTAACTTTAGATGACTTACTTGAAGTTTGGGAAAATCAAAATGGGATTTGCCCATACACAGGGGTAACCCTTATTCACCCCAAAGATGGTAAAAATGAATCTATGATATATAAAGCATCATTAGATAGGATTGACTCATCAAAAGGATATGTTAAAGGTAATATTCAATTTTTAAGCGTTGCCGCAAATCATGGTAAAGGAATCATGACTCATGATGAAATGATTGATTTTTGTAAAATAATTGCAGATAAGTGGAACGCGTTAAAATTATAGATTAGTGTTGTATGGATATTATATTTTAGTGCATAAAAAAAGAGGTTTAATTACCTCTTTTCATATCACGATCAATGTCTCGTTCTTTTATTGATTGTCTTTTATCGTAAAGTTTCTTACCACGAGCCAGTGCGATCTCAATTTTTATTAAACCTTTATCATTCAGGAATAGACGATAAGGTATGATCGTTAACCCATTTATTAATTGATTCTCCAAATTATTTAACTGTCGTTTCTTAAGGAGTAGTTTACGATCTCTTACTGTTTCATGGAATGATCCATATCCGTAATCCGATATGTTCATACCTTTGATGAATAATTCACCCCCATTGAAATAACAATACCCTTCAGAAATAGAAGCTTTACCCATTCTAATAGATTTAACTTCAGATCCTGATAATTTTATGCCAGCAATTTCTACCTGAATAAACTCATATTCAAATTTTGATTTCTTGTTGATTATGTTCACAGAATTTTTCATGGTACAAATATAAACAAAAAAAGGAATAGATTGATCTATTCCTTATAAATTTTTTCTTAACGTTTTGATTTTAAAATAAAAACCTGAGATTACAGTTTTTTGTGAGAACCTTTAGTAGTATTATTGTTTCCCTACTTATCCACCATCTTTTGAATGGTATT